CTCATATTGATAAACAGTCTCATCGCCAGAAGTTATTGTGTATAAATTTAATCCGTCGGAACTTATAAATATATCTTCCATAACAATATTTTCCCTAGCATAACTTCTACTATATCTTAAAGATACATTGCTTGAATCAATACCCCAAGCTCCAGATAATAAAGAAGATCTATAGCTATAGGACCAGCGAGACTTTACAGGAACGTTAGTAAAATTAATTGACGTATCGGCTGTAGTAATGCCACTGTCAAAATAATTATAACTAGATACATCTAAGTTAACCGTTGTGCCTGAAACAGCAGTATGCAAATGTGGTGGTTTTTCGTTAATACTATTTAATTCAATAAGAGCATCACCTAAACCTATTCTAAAATTACCTTCAGTAGTAGTAGGGTTTGTCACTAAGTTTTCTACTGTTGTTAATGTTTTATTATTGATGGTCATATTAATATCCTCTTACTACACCATATATAGTGCTATCACCTACTACTTTTATAGTATTGTTAAATGCTTCATATACATAAGGTGTTGTTGTTGTTGTTCCAGTTAACTGTACATTATCTATTACTTCAAAATTTTCTGTAAGATTATATGCTGTTCCTGGAGAAGCTGAACCTGTAACTACAAAAAACTCTTCAATATTAACTGCAAATGATTCCATAGTTATAGAAGTTAGTTCAGGTATATTAGTGTTATCTGCAGTTACTTGAACCTCTATTTTAATACGACCTGGATCATTAAACTCAACAGCTGGATTAACTTCGGTTAATACTTCAACCATATTAAGATACATATAACTTCCAGATATACCAAAGGCTACTGTACGATCATTATCATTATTACCTGATCTATAAAAATCATTTGAATTATTGTTAGTATAGAAAGAAGTATTTTGAGCAGCACTTATATCTTCTATTGTAAAAAACTTTACATTTTTGTTATTAATACTATAATGATTCCCTGTAGATACTACAACAGGATAATAAAATCTTTTAGTTCTAAATTCATCATCAGGGGTATTAATAGATAAATTATCTATATCTGCAGAAAATCTATACTTTAATACAGCAGTATTATTGCCACCTAATACTGTAGTTCCATTAGCATAGGCTCCTGGACTTAAAGCAACTCCTGCTAAATCATCTATATAATCATCAATTATTGTTCTATGGCTTCTTGTTGCTACCTGAGAACCATCAATTGTTAATATGTTACTTGAATTAAGTACTAATTGGGTTGTATCAATTTTGTCAGCACTAATAGTCCCTGTTTCTATATTACCACCATCTATAGTAGTAATAGGAGAACCGTCTACATTAAAATCACCGCTACTAAAAGTTACTACTCCTGAAAAATTAATAGTTTTAACAGGGGTAGTCCCTGTAACAGTAGTTGTTGTAAAAGGGGCTGATGTATCTGAAAAAGATAACTTAGATAAATAAATAGAATCAGTAGAGTTTGCTGTTACAGTAGGTATATCTTCAGTCCAACCTGAAGTTATAGAACTTAATGCTCCTGTTGACCATGTAATAGTTGCAGAAGGTGAAGGTGGGGTTGCAGATAACGCTGCATTTGTATATAAAACAATTTCAGCAAACCTAGGTGCATCTGTACCAACTGTACCATCTTCTCCTTTTAACCTAGCCCAACTATAATCTGAATTATTAGTAGAAGGAGTTGGAGATGCAGGTGGAGTATATAAAGTAACACTTACTCCTATATATAATGCACCTGTATAATAAGTAGTAGAGAAGGTAGACCCTGAGCCATCCGCAGTATCTGCATAAGCAAAATATGTTTGAGAAGTTTGACCTATAGCAGAAGGAGTCCAAGCATTACCTGTAAAAACCCATATAGATGAATCAGAAGTGGCGTAAACAATGTCTCCTTGATTACCTGGGTCGTTATAGTTAGGTGGGTTACTTTGTACTTCAACTTCATTAGAGTTAGTTAGCTCTCTAACAATAGCAATTAAAGTATCTCTAATTGCTTTATCTCTAATGCTTGCTGGTATGAATACGTTAGACATTATTTACTCCCCTGCTAATGCAGTATCATCGTGTACCTGAAGGTATTACCTCTAAGTCCATTCCTGTTAACTCAGGATTAATAGAACCTGACATGGCTACTTCCAAATTAAAGTATCTTCCAGTTAATCTATAATCCCTTTTATATCCCGATCCCACTGAAGGATCAAATGTTCTTTTAAAGTTATTATCTCTGTTTGAAAATGTTAAATTAAATTGAGCATCAACAGTATTAGTGTCATTTAAATTACTAGATGTAATAGCAGTGGTATTAAATATATTAGTACTCATAGGGTATACTGCAGTTATTCTTTTAGTAACATTAGGATTACCTAAGTCTTGTTTTAAGAATCTAGCGTATCCATCTGCAATTAAAGTACTACTTAATAAAAATATACCACCTGTACCAAAACCGTAAATATATATTTCACCATTAATTTCACCTTCAGTTATACCTTTAAGATTATTAATAGTTCTTTTATACCAGGTATTTGTAGAGTAATTGTATACATAAGCAAAGTTACAACCTGTACCTGTGCGACTTGTACCATCATGTTCAGTTAGTGCACTATAACATACCCATACTTCTTTATCTCTAGTATTTCTGAAGGTAAAAGTTCTGTCTCTGTGTGCAGCATTTACTGTTTCATAAATATCTTTTTGTATTCTACCCTGAGATATATCTTCTTTATTAGGTCCACCATCATGTATGTATATACCATAATTACCTAACACGAAGTGTCTACCTCCACCTATGTCTTCAAAACAACCAGGGCTATATAAACCATCATCATCAAATAACATTTCACTAGTTAAATATAAAGGTGCACCAGTATCTTGATACCTGTATACAGAATCATCTTTATAAACAATAAGATAAGGCCCTAATTGGGCTGCATCTAATAGTTCACCTACTGTTTCAGTAAGTATATCGTCTCCTGCACTGTTAGTAGAAGAATACTGCCAATTAACTCCATCCAGAGTATTAATATCTGTAATAGGTGTAGACCAAGCTAAAGATGCATTACCTAAATTTTCATTATTTAAATACTCTCCACTTAAATTTAGCGCTATTAATCTATTATTATATTGCGCCATACTTTGAGCAGTAACCCTGTCTGCAACAAGAGCTTGTGTTGTTTCATCAGTACCTGAAAACCAGTTAACTAAAAATTGAGCAACGTAATTAGGTGCTGCTTCTGTACCAGTGTTTCTTATTAATATAGGTTGGTTTATACCATCATTACTAATAAGAAGTCCGTTGAAAGCAAAAAGATCTAAACCAAATCTAGCATTTTCATCTAAGTTAGTTGTAGAGGTAGCACCTGATAAAGAACCTAAAGCTCCAGTAACATCTTGTGCTACTTGAAACTTTACTGTTCCAGAATCATTCCATAAGTATGCTAAATTAAATTGACTAGAACCTACGGGAGTCCATTGAGTAATAGCTAATACATCACGAGCAGTACTGCCTGTAGTGTTAGTATCAAACGCTGTAGGAAAAGCTGGAACTCCCTGAAGAGAACCGTCAAAGGCTCTTAAATTAAGACCCTCTGAAAAGTTTTCAGGAGATAATGCCTGTGGTGGCGTATCTGTATTCAAGCCCTTGATACCTAAATTTTGTAATGGTATTGTTGGCATTTATTATTCCTCTAAATTAATTCCTATCTGTTTGAATTTCCTACGAGCACAACGTAATCTGAAGGCTCGTAGTCTAGCGTTTACTCTTCTCTTTCGTTTCCAAGGGCGAGGTCTAATAGAGTCATTACTGCCATCAGCGAGTAACTTTCCATTAGATTTCACAACCCCCTGCAGTACATGCAAGCGTTTGTGCCCCTTCAGTATTGTCTTCCTGCTCATAAACCGAGAGTTCATTCCAGTTGATTGACGATGGAAATTGTGCGAGTGATTCATTATATTCTTTTTCCGAAACAGGCTGGTACGGAGCTTGCTGATACGAGTGCTCAGTATAGGGTAAGAACGACACACCTGTTATTTGATCGAAGTTCTTATATACCCAGGCACCAACCTCTAACCACTCAGTGTCCTTAACATATACCGTAATAGATACAGAATGTTCTGCCCAGTTCTGTTTTAACTTCAACCATAGTTTTAATTGCTCGATAGCACTCAACTCATTGGCCATCACAGAACCTTTAGGGCTTTCGATAGGAAAAGAAAACACAGTAGTACTGTCAGGCTTCATTGCACAGGGTTCACTCGGCACACCTGTCTGCTTCATAAAGTCAGTCAAAGGGTCCTTATTGTCCCCTCGTACAGTACGGATATAGTATGGTGCAAAGCGACCATGTATTCCTGATGAACTGTTTACAAGTTGACTAACAGTACCCGAAGGCTTAATCGTTGTTATAGAAGTAGATGCAGGTATGTTAAGGCGTTTAGCCCACTCTACGTTTACTTTAATAGAGTAATCACGTAGTTCCTGTATATCTTTTTCTTTAGCATTAAATAGTACTGGACAATCACATACACCTGTTAAAGATACACCTAGTAGACGTTCTTCTTCTGTATTTGAATTCCATACTTTACGTAAATAAGGGAAGTTAGTTAATGTAGATTGTAATGTGCCTAGAATTGTTGCACACTCTACTTTTTCTTTAATTGTTTTAAGAGTATCTTCACTACGAAGTACTACTTCTGTTAAGTTACAGAACTGGTTAGAGCGAAGAGCTATCTCTGCGCAAGGGTTAGTCCCATGAATTTTATCAGAATCTCTACGTTCAGGAGCAGTTGCTTGAGCACCATAACGAGAGTATATTCCTCGTTCACCTGAGTTAGATTCAATAAGAGCAGTCCACTCTTTCATAAATGTTAAGCCATCTGGCTTTTGTAAGTATACTGCTGAGTTGTTAGCTAATGCTCGTTGAGCATTGTTTTCCCACCATGCACCTGACTTAGCGCCCTGCATAGTGTGGTCACCTAAATCACTTAAGGATATCATAGCTGATCTACGTACACCACCTACTACTACAATCTCACCTATCTTACACATAAGATCGTGACACTCTAGAGGGGTTAGTTTACGTCCACCAGCTCTCTTAAATAAAGCAGTTGTAAAATCTATAAGTTCCTTTAACGGCTCTGGTCCTGAAGCTCTGCCACCCATTGTCTTTAGTTTAGCGCCTGCAGGTCTTACATCTGAGTAATCAAAGTAATGTATTCTACCTAAGTATAAGTCTGCTATATGCTTACGTATAGCTTTAGCCCAACCTTCTTTAGAATCTTCTACTCTGATTAATCTTTCTGATACTTCAAAGTGATCGTTAATATATGGTAGTTTATTTACATCAATGGCTTCTACTGAAAAACCTACACCTGTACCACACATAAGTATATACATTGCCTCATCAAATGCACGAGGTGTATCTATCTTAAGATATGAACAGTTATATCCAGTAATGTTATTACGTTCTAGAGCAGGACCACTAGCCCACATAGCTCTCATAGAAGGCATAACACCTAAGCTTGAAATGTATTTAAATAACTTCTTGTAAGTCTCATCATCAATCATGTCTTTCCATGTTGACATATAACGAGTTACTGTTTCTTCCCAGTTTTCTCTTCGGTTTTCTGTTTCTAACCATCTAGAATAACGAGAAAGGTGTATAAATGTTTGGTAGTCTGTTATCATCTGTGTTCTCCTTAGATAATATAAGTTATACCTGTGTTTCCTTAAGTATAAATTATTAATAGTGTTTAAGGGAGGGGATACCTCATCCTTTTAATAGGGGACTATGCTCTTAAATTTTTACATTCCTATATCACTGGGCCAATGTTCGTCTAACCAGTAGTCGTGAGGTATAGGTGACATAGCTTCTAGTGTATTAGAAGCATCACGTATCTCTTTTATCTTAGCCCAGATAGCTTGGTTAGCATTGTACTCAGCTAGTTCTTCTGCTGTCCAATTGTCTGAACCTTTATTAACTAACTCCATTGACCTGTTAGTTATGTTACGTTGTTTCCATTCGGGGCAGTAGCTAAGTATTAAACTCTGTGCATGGTTTCTTACATCGTATTCGTTACCTACCATGTCTTGCACATACCAATCAGTACCATTCCAGAATACTTTTTGGTCACTTGTATG